ATCTCTATGCTCAAGCAGTCTGAGTTGCGTCAAGCGTACCTGACCGGCGATGCTACTTCACCTCTCCGTAATGGATTGGTTGGAATGGTTGACCGATTCAAGGTTTTCCAAAGCAACATGGTTTACACCCCAGGATCAGGTGCTGACTCAGGTTACACACACGTCCTAGCGGGTCACCCAAAAGCTATCTCCTTCGCGTCTCAGTTCACTAACACTGAAACTGTTCGCATGGAAAGCACTTTTGGTGATCAAGTTCGTGGTCTGAAGGTGTTCGGTTCTAAGGTAATCACTCCTGACGCACTATGCGTTGGTAAGTGGACTTAGATCGACTAATGATTGGGGGAGGTTTTCCTCCCCCTTTTTAGCGAGACACTTATGAAAAAAGCTAACACGAAGAAGGACGATGTGTTTATCCAAGCCAAGGAAGACTTTGGCGTAAAGCTGGATAGACGGTTGACTCTGTCGCAACTCGAAGAGCAGTTGCAGCAACTAGCCAAGAATAAGGCTAACCCTCAACCAGAACAAAAGCAGCTTATCCCTAAGCGTGTAAAGAATGTGATTACAGGTAACGAATTCGAGTACAACCCGATATTCAAAAACAATCCCGATTTACAAATAATTGAATGGGAAACAGACAATGGCGACAACTAAAGTAGTAGACATATTGGATCGGGCTGCAATTATTCTACAAGATAATACAAATGTCCGTTTTCCGAATGAAGAGCTTTTAAAGTTTTTTAACGACGCACAGAAAGAAGTTGTGCTTCACCGACCTGATGCGAATATGGTGAACGAGACCTATAACTGTATTAATGGCAGTAAGCAGACAGTGCCCGCCGCTGCACTAAGACTTATTGAGGTGGTCAGAAATGTAGGTGGCAGAGCTGTTACTCAAGTGCAGCGTCGTGTTTTAGATGAGACTTTGCCTGACTGGCACGAGACCGCTGCTGGCACAAACAAGATAGAGCATTTTGTATACGACCCAGCCGACCCAAAGAATTTTTACATTTACCCTAAAGGTGATGCGACAGCTCATTCTCTTGAGATCATATACAGCAGCGCTCCTTCAGAAATCGCAATAACCGACTTCAGCGCTTCAACGGCGACAGTCATTAGTCTTGATGACGTGTACGCTAACTGCATTCTGGATTATGTGCTGTATCGGTCATACCAAAAAGACTCTGAGTTTGCAGGCAACGCACAGAGAGCAATGATGCATTATCAGAGCTTTGCCAACGCGATTGGCATGAAGACGCAAGCAGATAGTGCTACGACTCCGGTGCCAGCAATGGCAGGTAACGCTTAATGAAGTATTCTGATTTTTCTTTCTACGTTAGACCTGAGGCGCAGGGTGCACCAGACTTTCTTATAGAGCGTTCTGTTCGTGACTCTGCGATTGATTTTTGCACGAGGACGGATATTTATCTTCCTGAACCGGAGTTCATCACCATCATTTCAGGCGTGAATGAGTACGCGGTATCTTTGCCGTCTGGCACAGAGTTAAATCACATACTTGATATTTTTAATAACAACACAGCATTAAACCCGATAAGCTACAGCCAACTGCTTCTGCGTCTTGGCGACGAAAATACTACGGGAACTCCCGCGTATTACGCACAAAGAGACAACTCCGATTTCTACCTTGCTCCTATTCCGGCTGAGACCAACTCGTTTAGGGTGCTGTATTCGGTTAAGCCGACATCATCAAGCTCTAGTATTCCTGACAGTGTAGGCAAGGAGCATAGAGAAGTAATTTCTCATGGCGCATTGTATCGTTTGCAAATGATGTCAGGTCAGCCTTGGTCTAACCCAAATGCTGCGGTTGCTAACAAACAACTTTTTGATAGGGGCGTGGGCAAAGCTATACGTCAGGTTAAGTACGGTTTCAGCGGTGGCTCATTGACTGCCAAATCGAGGGCATTTATTTAATGGCATATCTTACGACTATTGATCTTGTTCAAGGAGACCAGCTTCCAGAAATTGAGATCACACTCAAAGACAGCAATACGGCTGCATCAGGTCAAGTGCTTGATGCTGATGACCCGTCTACGTTTGCAGCGTTGGACCTTACTAACGGCTCAGTAAGGATGCGTGTCAGACAGGTTGGTCAGACAGCCCTAATTGATACGCTGATCGGCACAGTCACATCAGCGATAAACGGTAAGGTCACGTTTATTTTTGATTCAGACACTCTTGCGAGCAGCGGTATTCTTGAGGGTGAAATAGAGTTTTCCGATTCTAGCGGTAGGACTCAGACGGTTATGGACCTAATAAAATTTAAAGTTCGCAGCCAGTTTGGTTAAGGGCTTATGGCTATTTATGCTGAGATAAGCCACAAGTCTATTAGCGTCAGCGTAACTCATCGCAAGCTAGACCTTTCTGCATCTCTGGTTCCTGCTCTAGACAATCAGATATCTTTTTCAAAGCTGGTTGGCGCTGCTAACTGGCGAAACCTCTACCTGTTTGATGTGCATGTCAATGCAGAGAGAACCGTCTTTCCGTTTTTCGATCTGTTTGATATTCAAGATTCAACGGCTATCGAGTTTGGCAAAGTTGATACTGACCAGTTTGGATTTGAATCCAGCACAGTCTTTAGCACAACAAAGACTGCAAGTGATTCAACCAGTATGCTGGACGATTTGGTTATAGGACTAAGCAAGAGCAGTCTTGATCTCTTCTCTCTGTCTGAGCAGCAAGAAATCAGCACTGGCAAAAACCTTTCCGAAAGTATTGGACTTTCAGAGAGCATTGAAACCTTGCTGACATATAGAAGAAGTTTTAGTGAAAATACTTCTCTGCTGGAGAGTGCTAGCGTACATTTAACTAGACCTGAGTCAGATAGCTTTGGGTTCTCAGATTCTCATGCAGCGTATTCGCTAAAGGTCATTGCTGAATCACTATCGGTTACCGACGTTCCTGTCTTTAATGTCAGCACTTTTGCCGACTCAGTCACGTCTTTAACGGATAACTCGATAATATCCCGAGACCCCTACAACTTTATATTTAGCGAATCTGACGGAGTGAGAAGCGTAACGGGATCACCTACAGATACCGTTGGCATTTCTGAAAGCATTACAGGTTTTGCCGTCACAAAATCTTTGCAAGACTATTACGGTTTGGATGACTTCTCTCAGGTTGATAAAAGCACAACTGGAGTTAAGACAAATATTGTAGGAATCACAGATGTCTTTGAGCTTGAACATCTTGTAGCTGTGGCTACTTTAAATAGTTCACTAGTTGGAAACATGGTTCTAAACGGGTGATGATGGAACCCTGAATCAGGAATTTTATGCTTTGTCAAACAGACCTTAAAATTCTATAATAGCTGTAGAAAATCGGTTTTCATGCGTCGAAACCATTAGCAAACCACTTGACGCACCTACACTGTCTTCATGGATTAGAGAGTCTGACGGTATAAGCATACTAATCCGGAGACTTATCATGATCGCTGATGATCTAAAACTTAAAGGTCGCCTTACTGTGAATCTTATCGCAGAAGACGGCTCGATTAAAGAAACGCAAGAAATCCCTAACTTGGTTGTTACCACGGGAAAAGGTTTTGTAGCTTCTCGCATGGCTGGCACTTCGGCAGGCGTGATGAGTCACATGTCTATCGGCACGACTAGTACCGCTGCCGCTGTAGCAAACACGACATTAGCTAACGAGGTTGCCAGGGTATCTCTCGTCAGTACAACCGTGTCTGATAATGATGTTGTTTATTCGGCGACTTTCCCAGCGTCAACACCGTCTTCTGCCGCAGCAGTAGTTGAGGCTGGCATATTTAACGCAGCTTCAGGCGGCACAATGCTTTGCCGAACCGTATTTTCCGTTATCAACAAAGGTTCAAACGACAGCATTTCGATCCAATGGACCATCACCGCTAGCTAGGAGCCTATAAATGGCAATTAAGTTCTCGAACCTAGCGAGTACGACTCTTGCTAGTGGCGCTTCTGATTCAGCATCGTCTATTAGCGTGACAAGTGCGTCTTTATTCCCAACATTATCTTCGGGCGACTACTTTTATGCGTCTTTAGGGTCGGGGGTGGGGTCTGAAATTGTCAAAGTGACCGGAGTATCCGGCACTACTTTTACGGTAGTAAGGGGGCAAGACGATACCACCGCTATCAGCCATTCGTCAGGTGTTGAGGTTTCTCTTCGAGTAACAGCGGCATCTCTGAATGACTTGAGCAGTCAGTCGGACACTGAATCCGTCAGCATCGATGGCGACACGATGACGGGCAACCTAAATTTTGGCGATAACGTCAAAGCTAGTTTCGGGTCTAATGATTTAGCAATTTTCCACGATGGCTCAGAATCGTACATTGACGAACAAGGCACTGGCAGCTTAAACATCCGCTCGTCAACGACTCTGCGTCTGCAAAACGCTGCTGGCGGAAACTACCTTTACGGAACTAATGGCGGCGAAGTGGTTTTGTACCATAACGCAGTGGGTCGGCTATCAACGTCATCAACCGGAATTTCGGTTGTCGGAAATATAGCAAATGCTTCTGGCGATATGACGCTAGACTCCGCCGGAGGTCTAATCCTAGATGCGGCTACTGGTGCAATTACTACTAACAGCACGTTTGATGGACGTGACGTTGCTGCGGACGGTACTAAGTTAGATGGTATTGAGGCTAGTGCAGACGTAACGGATACCACTAACGTCACAGCCGCTGGCGCATTGATGGACTCAGAAGTCACTAACCTAG